CCCAGGAGTTGGTCGCGCCCTGGTTCCTGAGCAGGTCGCAGCTGTGGATCATCCCGAGGCGGGCGCCGATCGCGCTCACCTGAGGCCGATCGTCGCGTTGGCCGTGCGGAACAGGTCGTCGAGGTTGTACTTCTCCTCGGGCGTGAGCAGCATGCCGCTGCCCGGCGGGTAGGACTCGAGGACGCCGCCGACCTCGGACTGCGCCAGGTTGCCGGGGTTGACCCAGGCGCGGATGACGCTGTCGAGGCAGATCGCCTTGCAGACGCCAAGCTTGTACGGCACGGGGTTGGCGGCCTGGTCGAAGCCGTGGTCGTAGGTGATGGAGAGCTTCCAGCCGGGGCCGAGCCAGCCGTTGCCCACCGTGAAGCTGAGCGGCCAGTCGTAGCGGACGAGCTCGTCGCGGTCGACGTAGTAGGTCGTCGGGTCGATCGTCACCGGGGACTGGCTGAAGAACTGGGCGACCACCTGCGTCACCTGGATGACGGGGCGCTCCGGCAGGATGAGGCGGTTCCCCCAGACGCCTCGGGTGACGAGCACGTCGCCAGTGACCTTCGAGACGGTCTGCTTGGCATGGCTGCGAATCAGGTCGGTCGCCTGGCTGATCAGCGTCGTGGCGCGCGTGGTCTCGGGCCCGGTCAGCGTGATCCCGAGGCGGGCGGCGAGGTCGGCAGTGGTCGCGAAGTCGGTCATGCGGTCCTCTCTGAAAGCAGTCGCGCGGCCTCGACCAGGTGCGCGGGGTAGTGCCACTCGAGCTCGCGGACGTCGTGCTCGACGCCGTCGCCGATCGAGTTGCGGACGCCGGCGTAGGGCGACGTGCTCTCGGCGCTCTTGAAGTCGACGCCGGGCGGGCTGTCGCGCTCGACGAAGGGCGGGTGCCCGAGCGCGCCGCGGAGCATCGCCTCGGTGCCGCGCTGCATCCGGTCGGGGAAGGGCAGGAATCCCGTCGGCTCGAGGAGCGCGCGCGGGATGAGCCAGGGGATGAGGTTCGGCCCGTGAGCGTGCTGAAGGACACCGCGCTCGAGGTCGACGAAGTCGAGTGACGCGGCCGCCGAGATCGAGTTCTCAGGCGGCGCGTCGAAAGCTGTTGGGTGAATCCAGTTGTCGCTGCCGATCAGGACGAAGAGGTCGGCGCCACGGTCAGCCGCATAGGCGAAGGCGGCGTTCCACTTCGAGCCCATCTGCTCGTTCGACCACCAGAGCCAGTCGAAGCCGTGCCGCCGGGCGATGTTCTGGTGCTCGAGCCCGCCCACGACAATCGCATTGACCCGCACCCCGCCCGGAGCCAGCCGGTCTCGGAGCCACGCCCATTCGAGCAGCGCAAGTTCCGTGACCTGAGGCCGACCCCAGGCGGTGGTTACGAGCCAGACGTCCGTGGCTTACGCCAGCGTGACCGTGCCGAGTGCGAGCGCGGCGGCGTAGTTGACCTTGCCACCGTAGAGGTGGAGGCCGCGGATGCCGTCGAGGAAGCCCTCGGTCTGGAGGCGCAGGGCCTCGGTCTCGCTGATCTGGTCAGCGAACGTGTGGGCCATCGGGTGCCCCGCCATGCAGTGGAACGCCGAGCCGGAGACCGGCACGGTGTTCGACTCGTACACGTTGAACCCGGCGATGCGACCGATGAGCGGGTTGGCGCCCATGTCGTCGCCGGTGAACGAGTCGGCCGTCTCACCGGAGTCGCCGATGATGCCATCGTTCAGCGTGTCCGCCGAGCCCGAGCCGGCCAGCTGCGGGTTAGCGACGAAGCGCGGATCCTGCAGGAGGTAGCCCGTGGCGTCGGGCGGGATGACCGCCCAGCGGCCGGAGTACGGCGCGTTGGCCTTGTTGAGCTTGGTGCGGGCTCCGACGAAGAACTTCCCGTAGAAGTCGTTCGCGGCGACCGTGACCGAGAGCAGGCCGAGGTCGTTGCCCGTGCCGTTGACCGCCGTCAGGAGGTTGGTCGCCACGTAGGCGTCCGCGTTCTTGACGAGGTTGTAGCTCGCGCCCTGCGACGCCTTGGCGATGAAGCCGGGCAGCGACTGGCGCTTGTCGATGTCGTCCACCGTGAACGCGAAGTAGTCCGACTGGTTCACGACCAGCAGGTTCTCCGCGTCGGTCAGCACGTCCCAGGTGATCGGGCCACCCTTGGTGTACGTGCGGACCGCCGGGTCCGAGAACGACACCATGTGGACGGTGTCGCCGTAGGACGAGATGTCGCCCTCGTAGTCCCGGTTCGAGATCGCCGGGCCCGCGTAGACGAGCTGCGCCCTCAGGTTCGCCAGGATGTTGGCGGACCAAATCTTGGGCTGGAACTTGGTAATGGCCATTAGGCCTTACCCCTTTCGTTCGTCGGTTAGGCGAGGAGGTCCGACATGCGGCCCTGGCGGGTCGCCTTCGCGATCTCCTCGGGGCTCATTCGTTCGAGCTGCTCGGCGGTCACCTGGCCGTCCTTGACGGTGGTGCCGCGAGCTCCTTGGTCGACCTTGGGAGGCACGACCTTGCCGACGAACTCCGGGATGCTTTCGAGGAGGTTCTTCACTGCCTCCTCGGCGCCGCTCACGGTGCCGTCGTCCTCGACCGTGAGACCCGTCTTGTCCAGCGCGCGCAGTGCGCCGTCGATGTTCGTGACGCCTGCGGCAGCGAGAGCCGCCTTGGCTTCCGCCGTGACGAGCCTGCCGTTCGCAAGCTCAAGCGCGTCCTTGGCCGCCGCCTCTGCGCGCTCGCGCGCGGCGTTGGCCTTCTCGAGCTCCGACTGCCCGGCCTGCTCGATCTCCTCGAGCTTGCTCTTGGCGGCGCGGAGATCGGCCAGCTCGTCCTTGGACGGCTGACCCTTCGCGGCCCTTGCGAGCCGATCCTGCACGATCCTGTCGACCTCGGACTGCGGGAGCCGCTTCTCGTCGGTCGACGCCGTCGAGGCCGAAGCCTCTGTGCTCGTGGAGCTCTCGGTCGTCTCGACCTCAGTCTCCGTTGCGGCCTCGTCGGCCATATGGTCCTCCTACGGGAGTCGTGTCCGGCGGATGCCCGCCGTGGGCTTAGGCTTTCGCAGCCTTCTTGGCCTCCGAGTCCCGAAGGCTCTCGAAGTTGACGATCACGTCCGCACCAGACTCGTCCTTGTTGACGTCGTAGGTGAAGATGTCGGCGTCGCCGATCTCCCCATCCTCGCCGGTGATGCTGCCGCCGATCGCGACCTCGTAGTCGCCGAACCCGCGCTTGCTCTTGACGTGATTACCCATGCCGCTTTCCTCCTTTATTCCCCGTAGGGAATCCGATAGGCCCGGATCGTTCCGGTCGCGCCGGCGGCGACGTCCATCTGGATCGTCCCGTCCGCCTGCACGAATCTGTAGAGCGACAGCGGCACTAGCACCCGCTGTGCGTTGAGGCTCAGGACCAGGTCGCCGAGCCCGGCGCCCGCCAGGACGCCCTTCTTGACCGTGTACGTCTTGGCGCCTGCGAAGGTCGCGTCGATGTCGAGCACGAGGTGGCCCGAGTCGGGCGGTGCCGTGAGCACGTGCCCGTTCGCCGGGTCGACCGCGACGCCGGCCACCTGCAAGGTGGAGGTGTCCTTGGCGAGAGCCGCGTGGGGTACAGAGGTGCGCGGCATTACGGCGTCGCCAGGTCGAGGATGGCCACCGTGAGCCCGGTGATCTCGGAGAGCGTGAAGTACAGGTCGCCGTTCGGGTCGTTGTACAGGTCGCCGGGGAAGATCCCGACGCAGACGTGGCCGGTCGACGCCGGTACGACGAACGTCGCGGCCGGGACCGTCTTGCCTCTGTACGTGCGCTGCGGCGTCACCGTGACGGTGCACGGGTTGACGCCGGACTTCATGAAGTCGAGCAGCACCAGGCCGCTATTGCGGACCAGGAACGTGTCGGTGGTCGTGAGGCCGGCGTTATACGTCTGCGTCAGCCCGGCGTCCGTCGGCTTCTGAGGGTTGAGCCTGACTTGTGCCATCTACTTGCGTCTCCTCTTCTTGGGTGGCGCCGGGACGGCACCTGTCGTGTCGAGCCTGGACCCCAGGTCGCCGGAGTCGCTGGGCGATACCGCGCCCGAGTCGCCGGAGTGGAAGCCCAGGCCCGTCGCGGCCACGGCTGCCGCGCCGAACACGGGCTCGAGGTCGCACTGACAATTCTCGTGGATCGGCATCTGGACTGAGGGGTGATAGAGCGCCTGTGCCGCCTCCTCGCAGTAGTCGCAGGTGCCGGAGGGCACGCGCCTGAAGGCGCCGATCGCCGCATCGCCAGCCATCCAGTCCGCGGCGCTCGTCGTGTAGGCGGCGTGCGTGTCGGTGGCGGCGAGCTTCGAGACCGCGTCGACCGCGCTGGCGTGGGCTTCCTCCTCGGAGGCGCCGTTCGCGAGCTGGCCGTAGAGCGCGCCGTAGGGACGGGCGTAGACCTCGACCGCCGGCACCCCGCGCAGCTTCTCGACCGTGTACGCGTCCAGGTCGAGCGCCTTGTGGCGGGCATGTCCCACCTCGCGCGCCTTCGCGGTGAGGTAGGCACTCGTTAACGTCACTACGGCCCGCGTGGCGCCGTCCATGAGGTCAAGCACCTTGCCCAGGTACTGGTTTCGATCGCCGTACGCGGCCGACCAGATGGCCGTGGCCTGCGCCGTGACCGAGTCCGTCAGCGCGGCGCGCTGGGCGCGGAAATTCTCGTCGAGCTGGGTCACGCCTTCATGGTCTGGGGTGCGACCACGGTGGCGCCGGGATCGACGGCGTCGTCACCAGGCTGGAGCGTCACCTTGCCCGTCGTCGGATCGGGCTGGGCCACCTGGTTGAGCAGCCGCTCGGAAGCCTCCATCGCCAGCATCCGGCTGATCTGCGTCTGGGAGTAGCCGAGGTCCTCGAGCGCCTGCTCCTTCGGGATGAGACCGGCGCCGAACTTCTTGATCGTCGCATCGGCGCGGACCGCCTCGGACTCGGTGGCCGGATCTGCCCAGACCACCTCGGAGTCGACCGAGGTGTCCATGTCTGAGAACTCCCGGGCCAGTTGCATGACCTCCTCGAGCGACTCGCCGAGCGCCGCCTGCTTGCGCTCGATCTTGCGGACCAGGCCGGACTCGGCCGACTTGATCGCGTCGCCGCTCGGCTCCTGGCCGCTCGCCGTGAAGTAGTGCCGCGGCGTCCTGGAGTTAATCGCGAGGTGCTCGATCTTCTGGTGGATCGAGTCGAGGTAGCCGCTCAGGTCGGTCTGCTGGAAGTCGCCCATCTTGGCGTTCGGATCTTCCGAGGCCCACAGCTTGTCGATCGCGGCGTCGAACGGCTCCTTGAGCGTGCCGTTCGCTTCGTCCATCTCGAGCTTGATCCCCGTCGCCCAGCGCTGACGGTGAGCGCCGAAGTAGCCGGCGAGCGCGAGCAGAAAGTTGAACGCGTTGATCTGGTTCTGGATCTGCGTCAGGTCGGAGATCTCGGACTCGCCCTCGACCAGCGTCCGGCCGCGGTTGCGGAGCGGCACGATCGGGACGACGCCGATGGGGTTGTCGACGTAGGGGTCGACGTCTTCCACGGGCTTCCAGGCGTTGCCGCCCTGCCCGCTGTCGAGCCGCGTCGCGGAGTACGAATCGGAGCCGGTCAGCCTTGCCCAGCTCGGCGCGGCCGTCGTGCCCGCGTCGGTCTGCTCCAGCTTCCGCTCAAAGCGGTAGCAGCCGTCCGGCATGTAGACCGTGGCGCGCTCGACGGTGTCCTGCACCCAGGTCTTGAGCGCGGCATCGCGGGAGCGGAAGTTGCTGCCCGGCGTGTAGGCGATGATCGTCTCGCAGGCGTCCTCGACCGCGATGTCGGCGTAGCCGTCGTCGTCCGCGTCCTGCCAGACAGACATGTAGCTGACGCCCTTGACCAGCGAGTCGAGGAAGGCGGCCCGGCTCAGCGAGTCGAGCTTGTTCGCCTGCCAGATGTCCCAGCTGTCCTTGTCGGACTGGATGTCAGTGTCGGCCGAGACCCGGAAGCCGTCGACCTGCAGGCGCTCGTCGACCACGTCGATGATCAGCCGCATGAAGTTGGACCGAGACTCCTCGAGCATCTGCCGGAACTGGGACCGCATCTTCTCGGCGTGCGCCGGCGTCAGGAACGGGAGTGGATGGTCCCCGGTGTAGTAGTCGTCGAGCACCGACAGCCCGCTCTCGCGCTTCTTCAGCTGCGGGTACAGATCGTAGAGATATGCGATCGCGGGGTCGAAGTCGACTGCCAATGTCCCTCCTCAGAAACCTGCCGTGCGGTAGACACGCGGCTCAGTAGCGCCAGCCGCGACGCAATCGCCTCGGGCCTCCCAGCTCAGGACGGCGGCCATGGCGGCGTCCATCTTGCGGGGCGAGTCCGGCCGATCCTTCTTCAGGGAGTGCATCTGCCGGTGCCCGTCGTCGTACACGTTGAGCTTGAAGCGGTGCGCCTGCTTCAGATGGCGCAGGAAGTCCGGGTCGTCAGCCAAGCTCAAGTCGCCGGCCGTCATCGCGTCCTCGTAAGCGCGAACGGCGTACGCGATCTGCTTCGGGCGGTTCGTCCGCCACTCGAGCACGACCTTGATGCCGTACGATCCCTGCCACTTCTCGACCAGGCCCTCGATGTACTGCGGGTCGATGTAGCAGCGCCAGACGGTCCAGCGGTCGAACGCCTCGCGCACCGCGCCGTCGACCTCGTCGAGCGGGTGCTCGTAATCGTCGGGCGCCGAGGGCGGGCGCTCCCAGATTCCGATCGGCCACTGGTGGCCGGTGATGGCGTCGGTCGCGACCACCGCCAGCGCGTCGGCGAACCGCGCGCCGTCGATCCCGAGCGTGATGATCGAGTCGTCATCGGGCTCGTCGAGCTCGACCGTGCGCGACTCGAGCAAGGTCGCCGGGAAGGCGGTGCTCTCGGTCGACTGCTTCCGGTTCAAGAACCAGCGCTCGGCCTGAGCCGGGTCGCGCGGGATCAAGGCGACGATCTCGGATTCGATGCGATCCAGATCGACCCACTGGGTCGAGTCCCCGTAGACGTGGCGCAGCGCGCGCCGGCGCTCGGTCTTGTTGCGAATGCTGAGCGTGTCGGGCGGCTCGACGTCGTCGATGAAGACGTCGCCGGCCTCGGTCTCGCGCTCGGCCGTGTACTGCGCGACGGACTCCTCGGCGGGGTCCCAGGCGTTCGGCGTCGAGAGCCAGCGGCCGCCCATGCCGGCCAGGTTGCGGCGCTGCGTGTCGGCGAGCGCGCGTCCCCCGTTCGACTTCGTCCAGGACTCGGTCTGGTCCTGCAGGATGAACGTCGTGCGCTGCCCGAGCCGGGACTTCGCGGCCGCCGTGACGGGCTCGATGTAGCCGCCGTTCGGGAGGTAGATCCGAAGCAGGCCGGTCTCCGGGATGTCGGCGCCGAAGTCGCCCAGGGCGATCATCGGCAGGAGCGCCATCCAGACGTTGTCGGTCTGGTCCTCGGAGAGAGCCGTGAGCTGGATGATCGGCGTGGCTTGCGGTCGACCGACCGGCTTGCCCTCGGCGTCCCAGCCATCGAACACGACCGGGCCTGCCGCCTCGGCGCTGACGATCGCGCCGGAGAACGGGCCTTTGCCCCACTTCTGCGGCCGGCAGAGCTGGCCGCCGCGCGAGTAGGTCAGGCTCGAGCGCCACCGCTTTCGCGCCTTGTCGTACGTCGCGTGCGGGTTGACGCGGTAGAAGCCGAGCACGAAGCGCCACTGCTCGGTCGTGAGGAGGAACGGCTCGCCGACCTGATCGCGGTCCGGGATGGCGCAGCGCTCCTCGATCCAGTTACCGATCTCAAAGCCGAGCGTCGGGAAGGTATGGCAGGCGTGGCAGCGGCCGTCGGCGGTCCAGTGGGACTCGCCGCACTGCTGGCAGGTCGGCTTCACCAGCCCAGAAGGCCCAGGTGCCGGAGCTCGTCGAAGTGCTCGATGGCGCTCTGGCCGGTCATGCGGCGCTCACAGACGCCGGGGTTCGAGCCGAAGAGGATCAGCGCGTGCTCGACGTTGCCATGACCGCAACAGGCGGAGTAGGCGCCGGGCACCGGGCCGAGACAGGGGTCGCGCTCGACGCCAGGCTCGTAGTCGGCGCCGCACGCGTGGCAGCGCTGGTTCATGTGTCCTCTGCGCGGACCGCCAAGAACGAGTGCTTGGCCATCTCGAGCAGGCCGACGATCTGGGACTGCGACATCGCGGTGCCGACGCGCGAGTCCCACATCTCGACGCCGTCCGCGCCGATGAACGAGACGATGACGACCGACCCGGTCAGGATGGAGTCGGGCGGCAGCTCGACGCCGAAGATGTGCTGGTTGCCCTCGACATCGCTCATGCCAGCGCCTCAACGATCAGCACGACCGCCTCGACGAGCCCGAACACCGCTAGCGCGGACGCGAGCAGCGCGCCGGCGATCCAGGCGAGCGTGATGACGCCGTCGAGCGTCATTTCGCCTCGGGCAGCACGCGGAGCGGCGTCGGCTCGACAGGCTCGTCAGCTGGCGCGTCTTCCTCAGGAAGCAGCAGCCGTGCGTCGCGGCGGCCCTTCGGCGACAGCGCGAGCTCGGCGACTCGGAGGCGAATCTCCGGCGCCTTGCCGACAGGATCGGTGTCGAGCAGCTCGATCAGGTGCATCGCGAGCGCGATCTCGGTGGCGGTCCATGTAGCCGTGACGGGATCAGCGCGCCACGCTTCCCAGTGCATCGCGGCGAGCGGGGTGTGGTTCCCAGTCAGCGGCGGAAGCACAGGCGCAGTCAACGGCTCGAGGCGCGTGTATTCACCGTGCGTCGGCTCGTTGCGGCGCTGCCTGTTCTTCTTGGGGCCTGGCCCTGCCACCGTGCCTCCTTCGGGAGTCGTGTAGAGCGCTTGAGGCGGCGCGCCAGCTCGGTGTTTGCTTGCGGCCGCAAGATTCTGAACCCGTACGCTGTTGGAGACGCT